GTGTAGGTAAAGAGAGTAATGCAAGCGTCATCAAAGGCATTGCTTGCAGGGCAACAGGGTATGAGGAATTTAACAAGATACCCCGCGAGAGATTACGCAACCTTATTGCGACATTCAACAACAAGGTTAAGGACAAACAGGGTGTAAATGATGTGCTTGCCTCTATGATGTTGCAAAGCTTTATGAGTGATACGACAAAACGCTATGATGCGTAACGGTATATATGTTTAACAATTTAATAACAGCAGCTATGAGTTGGATAACCGAAAGCAACAGGCAGAAGCATTTTAAGTATGCTATTTTGTGCGGCTTTGTAGGCACATTCTTGTTTGCCCTTGGCGTGGCTATGGGTATGGAGTTTAAGGATCATCAGTACGGTGGTAAATGGGATTGGCAGGATATTGCAGCTTCCGTGTTGGGAGGCTTGATAGGTCAGGCAATACAGGTGATAATTTTAACTTTAATCAGTTTATGCGTATGAAAAAGAGAATTGCAAAAGTCTTGTTAATGATGGTGTTCGCACCTTTCAGCCTTATTGTATGGACATTGTACACAGCAGGCTGTATGCTGAAAACGGTGTCTTATCTTTCGCTTGGCGAGGTAGAGGACGCAGAGGGCGAAATATCAAAGGCGTTCAAGTATGAGTAAAATCGCAATGAACAATATCCAGCGCAGCGTGAGAGAAAATACCTGTGAAATGGAGACAGAGGAATATATCTCGTTTATGCGTGAACTCGCAGAATGGGCAACCTCACAGGCGGATATGGCAGAATATGCTGAGAGCCCCGAAATAGAAGATTAACAGAGTTGATTAACGGCGGCACCTCAGCAAATTAAGCAAGCTTGTTTGCATTCGGTTTGCACGTTAATTAAACAGTATTTAATAACCCGTTAAACAGCGTTTAACACAAACTTTACAACAATGGCAAAGAGAGAAAAGAAGGCGATTATCAGTGGCGTAACACGAGAAGCAGCCGACGAGGCATTGGCAACCTATGCAATGGTTGACGCACAGGCGGCAAAGATTGCTGCCGACATTGAACTGCAATGTGTGAAAATCCGTGAGAAGTATGCGGACAAGATTGCAGAGTTAGAGGGGCAAAAGGCAGCAGCGTTTGACACCTTGCAGGCTTACGCCAGCGAGAACAAAGGCGACCTGTTCACAAAGAAAAAGAGCCTTGATATGGTACACGGTACAATCGGTTTCCGTACAGGAACACCGAAGTTGAAGACCTTGAAAGGCTTTACTTGGGTAAGTGCATTGCAGTTGGTGCGTGAGTTTCTTCCCTCGTACATCAGAACAACCGAAGAGATTACCAAAGACAAGTTGCTCGCCGATCGTGATGTCGAGGGTATGTGCGACAATATGAGCCGTTGCGGCATTCAGGTAGTCCAGGATGAGACATTTTTCGTTGAACCTAAAAAAGAGGAGATGGTTTAATGGAAAAGCGAAAAGAACAGAAGATATTCCACAGGTATATTCGCACTGTGGAGGTATGTGGGAAGTGTGGCGGTGATGGTAAGATCCTTGTGTGGCCGGAGGGCGACCTTTGGAAGCAAGACGAGCCAACTGAGGAGATTTGCCCGCTGTGCGAGGGGTCGGGAATGTTGCGTAAAACTGTAACAATTACCACCGACTTGGCACCGTTCAAACGAGAGTAAAAAAAGCAGCGCCAGCTCCGTCTGCCAAAACAAATCGTAACCAGCGCAATGCCTTGATGTAAAAGGACAGTGCAAAGTTATAAATTTTTTGGCAGATGGAGAAACATAAACACCACAAAAGTACATTAGCGCGTGTAAAAGCCATTAAAGCTATTACAGAACAACATTATGAGGCTGGAAATAACAGTCGGTGCTATAAACAAGTGTGGCGACACTATGTTTTCCCGATGTATGGTTGTTGTTATCGAACTTATCTGAATTATTTAGGTATTCCGACAACACAGACCAGCCCAAAAACTGACACGAGGCAATTATACCTCTTTAACTTTGACGAAGACCCTGCGGCTAAATAGTTGCAGGGTCTTCGTTTTATCTAAAACCTATGTTGGCGATTTCAATGCTTTGCAGAGTGTCAAGCATTGCGCTGGTGTCTTGTGCGCGGGTTATATAGCGTTCTACGCTTTCAATCAGTTCTGCGTGGTCGTGATTGGTGGCGGAGGTGGTAAGCATAAACCCGGCAAAGTTCTCCCCGCGTAGTCCTTGCATTGCTGCATTTACTTTGTTAAGCAGGTCCAAGAACGCCAGTGCAGTGTCCTGTTTCGGGTCGGTGCTGCCATTGTAGGAAACTGCGTCGGTAACAATGTGGAGTCGCACGGCAATATCTGCCATTCGTGCCCTGTTCTGCTGCTGCCTCCACTCAATCGTTTCAAATTCTACGAACACCGCAGGGCGTGGCCACACTGCACCCCCTGAAAGAACAGCTATGTTGTTATTCCAAAGGTCGATGTGCTTAATATCTGGTACCTGTGCAGTGAGCCTGCCACAGATAGCCTTGTAAATTTGTAGTCTCATTTTTTCAATACTTTTGTTAGTTGAACATTAAAATATTTGAGGTTGTCGGAAATAACCCCTTTTATAATATCCTGTGTTCGTTCGCCGTCGCCGATAAATTGGCGCTGTGGCATCTTAAATCTACGCTTATGGGCTTTTACTTGATGCGTTTTGCCTTTTTTGCCTCTACGGATATGAGCTTTGACCGTCTTTGATCCTGTTCCACCCTCATTGTGTATTGAAGCATAAGGAACAGCAGAGGAGAAACGGACACCATTACCCCGCACCTCGCTTTTGATGGACCGTCTCATTGTGCCTGTAACCATCAGCAAAGTACCTTTTGCGTTGGGGTTGGCTCGCTTTTTCCATTTGTCGGTAAAGAATGCTTTGCGTTCAAAGTTCTTGTCGAACTCCTCTGTAAGTTCTACACGCATATCTGAAAGAATGTTGCGTTTGAGCTGTTCGCCGTCTAAAATATCAGCCATTTTAATTTATTTATTGAATATCGGCTGCACTCGGCAAATTAAGTTTACTTATTTGCTCTCGTTTGCACGATATTTGTTGTTTTTTAGGGTTAAGTGCTTGTATTCAAAATAATTTTTGTAATTTTGCGATGTATGAAGCAAACTCCGCAAATAGTCAAAGACGCCGCCAAAGAACTAATTAAGGCTTATGGTGGCAAAGTTGACTTCCTTGGTAAACACGAGGAAGCGGATGCCTATATGTTTAAATTCCCGGAAGACGCTGATACGGGTTTCCCATTTGTTTACATTCATAAAGACGGAAAAGTTACTGAAATTACAGGCTTTGAAGCTCTTGATATAGTGCGTCTATTTGTCAAAGATTGAAGCAAATTTCGTGTTGAATAGTTTATTATCAACTCGTAGCACGCCCCTTGTTATAATGGGTTTTGCAGCCCCTATACTTGACAATTCTTCAATACTTCTTTTTGCTCCTGTTGATGCCGAATAGACTTGTGGCTCAATGTATTTCAGTGTCCCATCTTCAAATCGCTGTAAAATAGTAGCGTGTCCGCCTCCACCTTTCCAGCCAATGGTTAGGATATAAACGCCAACCTCTTTACAGCTTTCCTCAAAGTATTCCTCATATCTCTTTTGGGTCATTTGTTTATAGCCCTTCTTAATCATCCAGTCATAGGTCAATGTTGGCGTGGGTTTTGACCCATCAATATTAGTCCACGCTTCAAATGAACGCTGGCGAGCAAGGTATTCAGATTGAGATCCCCTTGTGTTGGGTTTCGCTGTTATATCAAAGCCCAGCAATCGCAAAACATACGCCGGCGCACAAGTTTGGCAGTTGATGCCATATTCACGACTTTTACCCCAATTGGGGTTGGCGTGCTGTTGGTCTGCATCCTCCACACTCATAGGTTTGCCCTTTGTGATTTTTAGAGCTTCCTCTATGATGAGGTTGTGTTCTGCAATGGCTTGTTTTTCTTGCGCCGTAAGGTTGTCGGGTAACTCGGCAATCATATCCTGAATGCGTTTAGCCCTCATTTCCTCAGCAGAAACCTTTTCAATAACAGCCTTTGCTGCTTTCGGTGCTTTTCTATATGGGTGCTTTGGTGGGAACAGCTCCATCGTTTTACCCGGATTATAGCGGAACATTCTCTGCTTTACTCCGTCGGTGCAGTTGTCGCCTCTGAGCATTGCCATAGCAGGGTCAGATGTCGGGTATTTGCCTTTGCGTACCTGTACGACAGTACAACGGCAGTTCCAACCGTTAGGTGGGAAATACTTATCCCAGAACGGATCGGAAGCCGGCAGTGTCGTTTCGTGTAGCAATGCGTGTTCCTCTCGCACCTTGCCATCGTTGGCCGTTCGGTACTGCAAATCGTAACGGTCCCCGTCTTGCTCAAAGTCGTGCCATTTGGCAGCCATTAGTGAGGTGCCGACAGCGTGGTTATATTCTGCATACAAGTAGTTATGGTTATACATTTGGTTTATCTTCTTGACATCGGTCATAAAGTCGTTAAATGGCTTTATTTCGCCTTTGTCCGTAACCATAGACAACCCTATTTCACGCATTGAGTGAAATGTCTTGAAGCCTGAGAATATAAACGCATTATTTTCGAGTGCATAGCGCACAGTTGCAGGGACTTCGTGCGGCAGTCCGCTGTCGATGGCAGTTGAAAGAACACGCAGCGTTTCGTTTATTACAGCCCTTGCGGCAGGGTCTTCGAGTTGTGAAATGTCAAAGCCTCCATTCTCGTACACCAATGACGCAGCAGCTTCAAAGAGGGAGTCGTCAAACTCAAAAGGTTTTTTCTTGTCGGCTAACTGCAAGATGTCATCACTGTATAGCGACCGCAGGGCGGTATTAAATGCCCCGTATTGACTGCGTCGAAACCCTGCATCACTCGTTGAGAATGCAAGTGAACTTTCATTCACTCGTTCGCACGCGCTTTGTTGGCGTAGCCCCACGCCTGCGGTGGGGCTTATCCGAAAAAAGCGTCAGGCTGTGTTTTTGCTTTTCGTACCCCTGTGATTTGCACATTGTATTTGTCAATGAAATACTGCGGGTCAATCTCGTAGTATTCCAATAGGACGCGTTCCAGTTCTCGCTGTTCGGCAGGGCTGAATGTGGCAGCATTGTCCCACTCAAAGGAAAGTCCTTTGACAGGGAAACCGTGCATAGCCATAAGAGGCAGCAGTTTGTCATTTACGATGCAGGCAATTAGTCGTGCATCGGCAGCAATAACATCCTCGAAAATTTCAAGGTGGGTTTCAGACTGCGACAATGAGGACCCGCTGTCGATGGTCATAGTCTGCATAAGCGTAC